AACACATATAATTAATAACTGCCCAGGGGCCCCCCGGGGGTGCGTACGAACACAGGCCTTTGGTACTACATCAGTCTACATCAGTACTACTACTGGACCAATGGACCCACAGGAGGCCGCAGGAGCCATTGGAAGCCTAAGGGTAGGGGTAGGCCTAGGGGTAACGTGTGTGTGTCGCAGTGGGGCTGGACCAATGGACCCACAGGAGGCCGCAGGAGCCATTGGAAGCCTAAGGGTAGGGGTAGGCCTAGGGGTAACGTGTGTGTGTCGCAGTGGGCCCCATTAGTCCCCATTAGTCCCCATTAGTCCCCATTAGTCCCCATCAGTTAGCAGGACC